TTTGTATATTTGGCTCTAGTGTCTATCATAAATTCCATATCTTTTTTAAATAAATCGCCAACTGATTCTTTCTCCCCAAGAAATCCTAATTCATCATGAGTAAAAGACACTTCAGAAAATCCATAAAATAATTCACAAGTCTCTAATACATGATATAATTCTATGTCGGAATCCCAAGAGACACATACTTCCACTCCTAGACTGATTAACAATTTTCTTTGATTTTGAGATATATTGTGTCCACCAGTCGCTAAAAAGTTTCTAATTTTTCTACTAGCGGATTTTAGCACACTTTTTTCTGATTCGACAACTACCACAAGTCCACTATTGATAATACCATCGTAATTTTCCGTATAACCATATAAGTAATTGGACTTTAAAAAGTTATTATAAGCCCAATATTTTGGGATATCTAGTATTTCATAATTAGGTATTGTAGTCCTACCAACACAACCAACGAATCTATCTTCGTTTAAGTCTATACCCCTCCAGGGTATAGTTATTCTATTAAATTTAAAATCATAACCAATATTAAATTCCTTCATAATAGATGGCAATATGCCTTCTCTTATCCAAGATATGTGTGGCATATTTAAAAAACATCCAAGTTGATTTTCTTTATAAAGTTCTTGGTCATCGTAGTTATAATCAGAATATTTTTTAGTTCTTTTTATCTTTTTAAAGTTTACCAATGAATCTAATTTGTTGTCTTTTTTTTTGGATCTATTTTTCTTATAAGATATGTTTAATAATTCATGTATTTTCTTAATAGACTCAACAAAATCACAATCATAAGTAGCCATAACTAAAGTAAAAATATCTCCACTTCCTTTGTGAGGCGTATATATTTTTACTTTTAAATTATCTTTCCAAATAACCATCCCAGTAGGATTATCGCCTTTAGGTCTAGCACACTGAATCTTATTTTTATAATCCTTAATATGGGTGCATCCTAATAAAGTGATTAGTTCTAATATTTTATTCTCATCAATAATATGCTTTACCAATTCATCTTTTTGCATTAAGTACGCCCCTCTCAAGTTAAACTAATTTTATGCTTGTAAACCCTAATTCTTTCATAACATTTCTACTTAAATCATTTTCAAATACAATTTGTCTATAACCAGATTCTCCATCACGATTCTTTGCTATAAAAGCTAAATAATATCTCTTTTTAGGGTCAAGTTCAACTATTAATTGTATTTTACCTTCTGGTTTATAAACCTTTAGTTCTTCTTTGCCGCCTTTTAACTCATCGTCAAAAACACGTCTAATCATAATAAATGTGCTAACAACTTCTGCTACTCCTTTGGCTTTAGCGGTATTATCTAACGTTAAATATCTTGCTCTTACATCTGATAGTTTTAATTGTAGAGTTATGAATATATGTACATTCTTGTTTTCTTCTTTTATTAAATCATAAATAGTAACCATATTCTTTTCTAATAAAGCCCAATCATCTCCCGCTGCTTCTTTGTCAGCCTTAAACGTATCTAATGCAAAGTATTTAATTCCCATTCCTGCGTATTTACGAATAGTTTTTAATGCTAAACTTGTAGAATAACTTTTGAATGGAACTAATGTAATAATTCCTTCATCTTTTTTATCCTTAATCCAACCTATACATTTCTTAATTAGTTTCGATACTTCGTCGGTATATTTCCCATTAGTAATAACATGTTTTTGTAAATCTTGTTTAAAAATATTATTAGCAACCCAACATATAAATTCTCTTTGCCACTTTTTAATGCCTTCTTCGTTAATCATGATAATAATTCTTTCACCTTTTTTAAGGCAAGACGTCATATGTGCGTTTCTTAAAAAAGATGATTTACCACTTCCAGATGGTGCACCTAATACAGTTATATTCCCCAAACTACAACCATTGGTTAAGTCGGTTAATAGAGGCATGTCATAATATTCTAAACCTATGAGACCTCCTTCATTTAACTCGTCATATAATTCATCAATGCCATCGGATATATCATAAGATTCTATATTATTATTAGCCTTAATAAATATGTGATTTAAAACTGTTTCATACTCATCATAAATATCATCTATCGAATTATCTACAAACTCTTTTAACTTTTCTTCGTCTACGGCAAAGCCATATTTAATAAGTTGTAAAACTGTATTCCATTTATTTGATTCGGCAATATCAGAATGTATATTATCTACTTTAGTAAATTCATTACTTAGCATTTCAACGGTATCATATCCGCCATATTGCTCATATTTTTCTTTTAATTTTAAATGTTTTTCAAGATATATCCCAACTACAACTTCATCTATGACTTGTCTTTGTTCTACAATATATAAGTCATAGATGATTTGATAATATACTCTCCATTTATTATAAAGAAAATCTTCTAGTTTAATATCAGAATAATCTAATAATAGTTCGGGCTGTTTCCAAAAACCACCTATTATTTTACCTTCTACTAAATCTTTATATTTTCCTATTTCTTCTACGACTGTCTTATTAGACACTATTATCTCAAATCCTTTCTAAACTTCTTATCATCGGTTTTTTTAACATACCCACCTTTAGAAGCATTGATTTGCGAATTGTCTGCGACTTCCATTTTTTCTTCTTCTATTTGTTTTTGTTTTAATTTTTCTACAACAGTATTAATATTTTTCTCAACAAACATCATAATTAAATTAACTAGATGTTGTTCATCTTTAATTCTATCACTATTTCTTGCAATATAGTCGTTAATATCATAAGCACTATATTTGAACGTTTTTAATATAACATCATAACCATAAGAAGCCTGTGCTTCTTGTTTTTTGTTTGCTATAAATTTACCTTGACGTAAACCTTTTAGTCTAAGTATTAAATATTTGGACAATTTCATTGTATCGTCATATTTTAAAATACTCTCTTTAACATACTTGCATAAAATATCAAATTGTTCTTTTTCAGTCACACTCTCGCCCCTTCTTTTTATTTGTATTTTTTTATTAATAAAGGGCAGAGCAATTACACTCCGCCCTTATTTTATTTTATAGGTTTTTCAAGAAAGTGTAAAACTTTTTTAACGTAGATAAAGTGCTATTTCCTAATTCTTTTACACTTAATCCATATTCAGACATCTTATCCTTTATTGATTTCCCGTCTTCTTCTTTGTTCCCACCTGTTAATTTTGTTTTCATTAAATCTTTAATATCTAGTACAAGATTATCTTTAGTTTCACTATCGCTAGTTTCTTCTTTTTGTACCATTTTTATTCTTTGTTCTTCAAGTGCTTTTTGTTCTTGTTTAACGATTTCTTCTTTTTGTTTTTCATTTAAAGTAACGCCTTTAGATGCATTAACACCCATTTCAAATGCTAGCATAAAATTCTCAGCACTTAACTCTAGTTTTTCAGGAAGTCCTTTAAACCTTCCACCAGCGTCAATTAAACCATTGTCATCTCTGAAATACATCATTCTCTTGCTATCTAATATTGTACCTGATACAACTTTACCATCACTATTTTTGTTTTCTTTAATTTCTCTATCATACACAATATTTACAATCATTTGAGCCTTATCAGCAACTCCACCATATAGGTCATCTGTTAGGTTATTAGTGATAATTTCATACTTTTTATCAGTTACAGCATCTTCTTTAAGTTTGTTTTTAGTATGAGCAAGAATGAATACTGCATATCCAGCACGATTTAATCTTGCGATTTGCTCATTAACTAATGCTAATAATCTTTCTTTTCCTTTACCATATCCGCCTAAAGCGTCATTTAAAGACTTGCACCTTTCACCTTTTGCTAGTAAATGCTCTTTGAAAACTTGTTTCGTTCCTATTCCAAATAATTCGTCTAATGTGTCTAACCCAATTAACTTGATGTCTTTCCATTCAGTGTTTCTATTTTCTACTAAATCATTTACAATTTGAATGAATCCTCTAGTATCATCGTCTTCCTCGGGCTCTTTACTCCAAATAGTTGCTTCTTCAAACATTAAATCCTCTAAATGATTAAACCCACATTCTTCCCCTAAAGAAATAAGTATCCCACCATCACTACTTCCTGTAATTAATTTAACTAATTCATAAAAGAATGTAGTTTTACCAATCTTTCTTTGCCCCATGATAACATAATGTGGGTAACTTGCTAAATCCAACTTCACTTTATTTTTCTTTACAGCCACTAATTTTATCCTCTTTCTCTCTTTTTTTTATTTTTTTATTTATAAGTGCTAGAAATTAATTCAAGCCATTCATAAATGCTTCTAAATCTTCGTCTAATCCTGATATTTTACTCTTGTTTGTTTTTGCAAATGGGTCTTTTGGTGTTTCGCCTTTCTTTTTGCTAGTTGATTTTGATTTATCTGATTTTCCCTTTTTATCAAAATCTTTAGCAAAGATAAGGTCTTCAGTTGTATATAAATCTGTTTCTTTATCATATTCATCTACACCATCTGCGTTTTTCTTTGTTTGGAATGAATTAAATAATGCAATTTCTTTTGATTTGTTTCCACCAACTACTCTTGCAACAGCTTCTTCTTCGCTAATCATTCCATCTTCAACCATTTCTTTAAGGTCGTCAGGTAAATCATCAACAGTGGTTTCAATAGTTTCGGATTGAATAACATAACTACCTTCAATTCCCCATAACCAAATTTCATTTTCTTTTTTAGGTTTAAATTTCTTTGCAATATTGTCCCATTTAGAATATTTACTTGGGTCGATAAAAATTGTGTAAGGCATTGCAATGTTACCTTTTGCAGGTTTATGCCAATCAATTACATATCCTGATAAAGAAACTAAACCATCTTCGTCCTTATCACCTAAAGATTCTTTATCAACTAATAATTTTAATCTAAAAGTCGCATAAAAATCTTCTTCTTTTACATTAGATAGTGCGATATATGTAATATTTTTAGAAATGTTAGTTTTTCCTTCATAATCGCTAAACCTTAAATCTCCATTAATTTTTATAACACTATCTTCTTTTAAGTGCTCTTGAACATATGGAATTGCGTCATATGCTGATAAGAATCTTTTGTATAAAACTTTGCTATTTCCAGCATTATCTTCATAAGTTTCTAATCCAACAATAATAAAATTATTATTTCCTACGCTTTCAAGAGTGTCTTTGTCAAATCTGTCTTCCCAATCAATATCAAAACGTTTGTTAAAATCATCTTTTCCACTAGCGTCTTTCCCATGAACCCTTATAGATAATGGTTCGTGAATGTCATATCCTCCCATTAATTGAGCAAAACTCAATCTTTCTTTTCCACAATCTAAATGTAGTGTCGCACTTGAATAGATATAACTATCATTATTTTTGGAAGTAGCGTCAATTACAAACCCATTCTTCTTGTTCGCTCTTACTTTACCAACAGCATAAAACTTATTGGAAGTCCCTTTTAGTTCTGTTTTTTCACTCATTTTTTTTCTCCTTTTTTCTCTTAATTTTGTGATTTTTATATTTGTATTTGTTAAATACCTAAGTTAAATTAATTCATCTTCTTCTACAATGAAGAAATCCATATTTTTTGCGTCGTCATCATCAATAATTTCATTTCTAATAAATTCAATAAAATTATTATCTACTTCTCCAAATTCAAACAATTCTACCGAAAAACTAAAATCGCCTTCTTCTACATATTCTTTTTTATCATAAGAATCTTTAAGTACGTAATACCAATCTTTAAGACTCAAATCATTTTGTTCGCTGTATTTCTCAAAATGATTTACCCCATAATCTTTTTCTCCGCTAACTAATAAAACCTTTGTTTGCTTTCCCATTTTTTCTCCTTAGTCTCCGCAAGCTTTTCTTAATTTGTCTAATTCTTTTTCAATTTTTCTTTTAACTTTTCCCCTAGAACAATTAAACTCCGATGCTATTTTAGTATAATTTAATCCATTTATATATAAAATTAAATATCCTTCAATCTCCCCTTTGTCTTTTAAATCCTTTAGGGTTTCTAAATAATATTGTTTTTCTCTTGTGTTTTCTATATTAGATTCATCGCTTATAAAATCAATGAAAAACATATCATCATCTTCGTCACTGACCTTTTTGTCCAAAGAAATAGATGTAAATATTTCTTTATCTTTATAATTTTGTTTTAATAAATCATAAAAATATCTAGTAAGCCCCCTTTTAACAAAACCACAAAAAGTTCTATTCGTATTAAAACTATCGTCTTTGTTAAATTTGTTCCAATCAAATTTTTTTACAAGTTCCCAAAATTTTAATAATAACGATTGCGTATAATCTTCATACTCCATAAACTCTATCGGGTGTTTATTCGCAAAATAATATACTAATCCTTTATGCTTTAAAAATTTTTCTTCTAACTCATTCTCTAAATTTCCAAAATCTTCCATTGAATTTGCATAAAAAAATACCCCCTTTTTTTCATCCATCATTTTTTCTCTCTTCTCTCTGCTTTATAACTATTTCGCTATTGTAATAAATTAAAATTAAACCAACTTTTAATTGGGATAATACCGTTAATAATCAAATTTCCCCAAATTGATTACTTATGCTTATTTTTAATTAGTTTCTTTTTTGTTAATTGTTATCATTGTCTTTAAATAAATCACCCATAGAAATTGAATTTACTGCATCTCTTTCATCTTTTTCAGTGATACCTAAATAAATCTGAGTTGTTAAAATTGAACTATGATCTAGCAAATTTCTAATAACTTCAATATTAACACCTTGATGTAACAATTCAGAGGCAAAAGTTTTTCTTAATGAATGATTACGTACGGCTCTAGGATTTTCAATTTTGTTTCCGTTTTTATCAAGAACTATATTGTAATTTTCATCTACAATATATTTTGCTCTGTTTATTGTACTAAGGGCTTTTTGTATTATAATAAAATACGTACCATCACTTATCCTTTGCCCTCTATTTGAAGGAAATACTAAGTCAGTATCAAAATCACCAATTTCTTCTTTTTGAGCTTTTTTTGCAAGTCTGCTATCTAAATATTTTAACCATTCATTTAAAGCGTTTGTTGCTACTTCATTCAGTGGGATATTTCTTGGTTTTCCTCCTTTACCAACGGTATTTATCATATTGTCATATATTTCGCTCCTTTTCAATCCCAACGCTTCACTTCTACGTAATCCAGTGGAAAGTATAAGCAATATAAGCATTGTGTTCCTAGCAGAAACAAATTTTCCATCAAACAAGTTATTTTGGCTATCGGGATTCCACTTACAATTTTGTAGCATTTGTATATATTCTTTCGACTCTAAAAATTTTGCCTTTTCTTTAACTATTCTTGGTATTATTGGTTTTTCGCCGTCATCGTCAACAATTATTGATTTAGAAACCACTTTTTTCTTTGAGAGGTATTTTATGAAGACCTTTACTGTAATAAACTTATTAGTAATAGAAGAAGGTTTGTTTCCAAGTTTGGTAAGTTTCTTGATATATTGTTGTAAGTCATCAAAACACAATGTTGATGGTTCAAAATTTTCTCCTTTGATTTCTTCCATTATTTCATTAAATTCGTTCAATTTCCCATTATATGAAGTCTTAGTATTTTTTGATTTTCCACTACCCTCTTCAAAAACATCTTCTATAAAATCCCCAATATATTCTTTAAGCGTTTTCAGTGTTATCATTCCTTTCTTGTTCTTTTTGTTCTACTACTTTTTCTAGTTCCTTTTCCGCAATCTTAAAATAATGTTCGTCTAATTCTACTCCTAAAAATCTACGATTGTTTTTAATACTCGCTTTACCAGTTGAACCTATCCCCATAAATGGATCAAACACTAGGTCATTTTCCTTTGATGAGTTTAATATTAATATTTCTATAAGTTCCGTGGGTTTTTCTGTATCATGCAAATTATTTCCATTTTCATCCTTTGTCTTCTTATTGGGAATATCTAGTATATCTGCAGTCCCGCAGTTATTTATTTTAACTCCCCTACCTTTTCTAAAGAATAAAATATATTCAAATTGCGACATATAATATTGACCCATAATTTTATTTCCCTTGTTCCAAATAAGAGATTTAATAAAATGAAACCCTATAGAAGTGAATGCATTTAACATTTCGATTAAATTAACATGATTTGTCATTACATAACAATGACTACCATCTTTTAACACCCTATAAAACTCTGGCGCATATTCCGAAACATTAATTGCATTATGTTTAAATACTTGCCCTTTTCTATTAATATCCTTTTGCAACATTCCACCGCTATTTCCAGCACTTCCACGAGATGTTACTGGATAAGGTGGGTCGGTTACTAATAAATCTATTGATTCATTTGGCAGTTTCGCAAATACGTTTAAACAATTGTCGTTTTTAATTTTGTATCTTGCCCCCATTTTCCCCTTTCCCTAGTTCTCCCTCAAACCACAATAAAATTATAACATAATTTCCAATTTTTGTCAAGTCGATATAAATCTATTTTCATAGTTATTTTCATAAATCGTTATTGTTTTTTGATTATACTAGTATTATAACCAATATAATCAAAAAACAACTTTCCAAAATAAACTATTATTAAGTATAATAATTTAAAAATTCAGCATTTATATTTCTTGTCACCCAATTTAGTTTCCCAATTCTCATATATATAAGCATCACTTCTAAAAATTTGATAACGTCCCTTTGCTGTTTGACAAGAAGTATCAATTCTTACACTTACATCACTTCCGTTATAAGTATTAACAATATCATAAATATTTGTCAAATCTTCTAGTTTATTTTCTGCAATCCACTTGTTAATACTTGTATCTTCACTATCTTGTAACACTTTAAAAGTAATTTGTTCAAATCCCATAGGATTAAAATTATCTTTATCTAAGAATGCAAATTCTTTTGTTAGTAGAATTACAAGTCTATTTGTCCCATTTTGAATTTTAGGGAACTTGTAGGCTCTTAAATATTCTTTAGCATTAGTAATTGAATATGACAATACGTCGATTTGTTGTAATTCATTAGTATCAATATGATAATTATGTGTTTGCAATTCCACTTTAGCTTTTGGCTCTTTTGTTTTAATTATAGAAGAAATATCTTTTACAAAGCCCATA